TAATTCGTTTAATGCGTCTCTAATTTCTCTCATTGAACGACCAATCTTTTGTTTTGGTGTCATTGATTCGTCATTTCTCCAATCGTGATAACGACCTTCGTTTACTGGTTTGTATCCACCTGCACGAGTAATCTTTTTCATTTTTTCTTTATCTTTTTTCTTTTTACTTCTGAATGCGTGTGGAGTATCGTAATAAATACCAGTTCCCATTGGATTTGCTGCACCGGCTGATGCTGTTGTAGAAGCTTCATCAATTTCTTCGTCTTTTTCTAATTCTTTGATAACGAAGTTTTTAATATATTCTTTTAATTTAGCTATTTTGTCGTGTTTGGACATTTTTGATTTCCTTAATTAATTCATAGTATCTCATCAATGCAACCACGTGTTTGTCTTTCACGATTTTTCCTTTTGTAGCTGTGTCTGTATAATCAATAGCTTCTGATAATTTAATTTTAGTAATTTTATCGTTTACTTTTGGAAGTAATGACTTCAGAGCTTTTTTGATTTTAATTACTTCAGTATCGATAAACTCTTTTAATGAATTTGTATTAGATACGTTGTTGATATATTGTTTCAACAAGTTTTTTTGATTTTCATCAAGAGTTTTATACTTTTTATTAAATTTATCTACTAATAATTGATAACTTAACAACCTTAAATCTTTGTCTTGTGTTGAATATTCACTTATGTTCTGTGTTTTTACTCTTGATTGTTTAGATTGAGTAATATGTTCAGTTATAGTGATTGATGAATCTGTTTTTTGGACTGGCCCAAAGTCTTCTTTGCCGGTTTCTGTTTGAAAAACACGATATACTGATGCCATAACTTTAAAGTTTGGTATTCTGGTATTGAAGAATTCTTTTATATCATAATTCTCTTTAATCGTTTTAATTAAATTGTATTTTTCATTTGCCAAACGACGATTTGACAATTTTCTTCGACTTTTGACTACTGCTTCAACTAATTGTGATGCGTGAGTCAAGTTTTTGTATTTTTTATTCAATAAGATTGAGTATAATTCATATTCTTTACCTAATTCAGTATTTTTGTTAAAGAATTCTTTAAACATTTTAACTGATTTAGCTTCTTTCTTGTCATTTATCACATCTACCGTGATTTGACGAGATAAAAGTTCATAAAGAATACCTGTATTCTTTATCTTACTATGTTTTACATAAGACATTTGAGCTCCAAAGTATTTTTTCGTAATTTATCAATAATAAATATAAAACTTTCAAGAAATCGGTATTAATTATCCCCGTTTTCTTTAGTATATTCATCATATTCTTTATTCATTTCCTCTACATTGTTAGTTTCTTGTATTATGCTTTTTGACTTTTTTGAACCCATTGATTTCTTTAAAGCATCATAATGTGCTAGTGCCAATGGTCTTCTGTTTTTGGTTTGTTTACCCAACGGGTCACGACCTCTTGCTCCACTATCTTTGAATGGTTTGTTCATTTCCTGTGGTCTACCACCTTGTTCATCTTCTGGTCTATCATCTTCTTCATCTGAAAACGGGTCAAAGATAGAACCTGCGACTGAATCATCTTCTTGTGGTTGTTGGTCTTGTTGACCACCAAATAATCCTGGTGATTGCATATCACTTGGTGTTCCAACTGATTCACCGGATTGTTGTGGGTCATTACCTTCCATTTCAATTTGTGAGTGTCTGAATTTCTGTTTTTGGTCTTCAATGATTTGATTCTCAATTTCTAGCTTCTCGTCAGAAGAGAAATTAAACACATTATCATACACCCAAGTGGTAGGTAAAATTTTATCACTAATCATATCACGAGCTAATGTGACTTTCTGTCCTAACAATTCTATTTTTTCTTGTTCATACATTGTTGAAGGACTTGCTAAATCTAATTCAAAGTTTACTAAGTCGGCGTCTGTGTATCCTTGTGAATACAAGTGAACAACTGCGATTTTTGTTAACTCGGATATAATAATTCTTTGTATTCTTTCAATGGTTCTTGCAAATCTTACATCTTCTGCTGCAAGTGTTGCTTTACCACCGACATTTTCATCAAACCCTAAGAATGCTTTTGGTACTCTTAGTGATGCTAATAATTTGTTTTTCAAATATTCAATGTCTTCGGTTGAATCATAATCAATACCACCCAACTCATTGATTTCGGTTCCTGAATCTCCACCTCGAACCGGCATAAAGAAGTCTTCTGTTAGGTTTTGTATATTGTATTTTAAATTATAATCACCTGTGGACTCATCCATAAATGGTGTTTTCTTCATTTTGTTGATAATTCTTTGCATATAATTGTCAACTTCTGCTGGTGGTATATTACCAATATCAATCTTGAATACTCTTTTGGAAGGTGCTCTCATAATTCTATGAATCAACATAGCGTCTTCCATTAAAGTTAATTGTTTCCAAATCTTTCTTGTGGATTCCACCATAGATTTTCCGTAAGGTAAGAAATTACTATCGTTTGCCAATCTAAAGTGTGCGATTTGGAAGTTTTCAAATTCTATTTTTTTACCATTCTTTGCTCTTTGACCAAATTGTTGGTTTGCTCCCTCAATTGATTCTAAGTAGAACTTAGTGTAGTAAGGATTTTCTGGGTCTTCTCCCTCTGCTCTTACAACTTCATAAGGTGATAACGGAACTACATTTGTAATACCATATTTTTCACTTATGTCTAAGTGTAAAAAGAAATCACCATACTTAACCATATTACGAACCCAAGGCCATAAATTAAATTCAACATTCATAATGTCATAAAACAAATTATGTAGAATTTCTTTAATGTTTTCATTTTCTGATTTAATCGTAATGACTTGACCATATTCACCTTTCATTGTGGATTCATCTGAATAAATGTCCAACGCTGATGAAATGATTGGGTCTGAATCCATTGACTCATAATCTTTAAACAATGCTAATCTTGCTGCCATTATTTGATGTACGGTTGAATAACCTGTTCCGACTAAATCTAAGTTGTTGTGTAGTTTTGTATACCTGTCAACTAAATGTGATTTAACCTGTTTTTGAACTTGGTCTGTATCGGCAATCTTTAATTTCTTACCACCTACATTTCTAACGATTACATTTGTACTAAATAATCGTTGTAATCTTCCAAATAATGTTGTATCTGCCATAATATCCTCACTTTATAAAAGCCAATCTAATGACTCTTTTTCTTTTCCTGTGTCCCACTCCCAACTATCGTTTTTGTTATCGTTAGGTGTGTATAAACCCTCGTTATCCATCATTTTGGATAGGGTTTTCTTTGTTAGTTCTACACCTTGTGTTCGTAATCTTAATGCAGTATCACGAACCCAAAGTCCAATAGCAAAAGACATAACAAGGTCATCGTTATATCCTTGCATTGCTTCTGCTCTATTATTTATATAGACGAAAGTCAGTAGTTCATCAATCAAACGATTGGAACGAACCATCACACTTTCTTCTCTAAAAAATTCTTCTAACTTACTAATAATTAGTGGTCTGGTCTTAGAAGTCGTTGAAAAACCAGCAACCATTTTCTTTTCTTCACTATAATGTTTATTAGTGACTTGATGTTGAACATCAACATATTGTAAGTCTTTACTTGTGTAAAATAAGTTTGGATAATCTCTATCGATTATCTGTTGGATTGTTGCCCAACCAATATTGTTGTTTTCTACAATTAGTAAAGCATCATTATATTCTGTTGCTACACTAACCAACATATTACCAAAATCTTTTGTATTGATACGACCTTTATATTCTGCCACTTGAGTTAAACTTTCTAACTCAATCACGTGAAATGCGGAATAGTCTGCTGAATCTCCTCTACCAACATCAGCACATACAATGTAATCTTTATTGTAGTTTGGTTGTTCCCAAACCCACATATTCGTATCAATACCTCTTTTTTCTACTGGGTCTTTACATTGTTCTTTTCTTAGTTTTTCTAATAAAACCGCATCAATTACACCAGTACCAGAAGTCAAGAAGTCACAATCACACTCTTGTGCTGCTCCACTTGGGCCAAGTAATGTGTCTTGTTCTTTTCTCCAATCTTCATTTCTATCTGGGTGAACCGTCCAATGTAGTTTAATTGGATTAAACATACCACGACCCTCTTCGGCATCTACCCAAGTTTTATGAAACCAATTACCTACACCATTTGGTGTTGATAGTGCAATACATTGTCCACCTGTGGTTAAAGTTGCTTGTGCTGCTGTCCATATTTGGTCAATTTTATCAATGAATGCTGCCTCATCTAATATCAACAATGACAATGCCTCAGAACGAGCGGCTTCTGGGCCACTTGATACTGCTTTTATCTGAGAACCATTCATATATCGTAAATTTAATTTATTATCTTCAACACAAGGTTGTTTTAACCAACTTGGTAAGTTTGCGTGCATAACACGAACTTTCGTAACCAAGTTTTTTGCAACATCTTGCTTCGTTGCAATAACTAATATATTTTTATCTTTATGAAAAGTCATCATCCATAACGCATAACCTGCTGTCAATGTGGAAATACCCAACTGACGAGCTTTCAAAATAACATTCATTCTTTCACTTTGAAATTCAGAAATTGTCTTTTCTTGAAACGGATACAAATCAAAAGGTATTTTACCTCTGATAGGATGCTGTATCATACAATACTTTTTCATAAAATATGCTGGGTCAGTA